ATGATTATTTAGTTCCAATAGATTATACAGTTGACAATCATTTTGATATTATAAGAAATATTGCAACTGGAATGTATGCTAACAAATTATTAACTCATGATATTGTTAAAAGAACTTATAAAGAATACACTTTTGATTATTTAGATACATGGGATAATCAAATTCACGTTACTAATAATGCAACAATATCAAAAAAAGCTAACGAATTCACTGGTATAGAAAATAGTTATATAAAATTTATTCCTATTCATTCTAATGAAAATTCTAATAGAGTTGAGAATACTATACTTTCGAGAGTTAGTCAGATGCAACAATTAAATAATTTTAAGATTAATATGACTGTTCCAGGAAATACTGGAGTTCGGGTTGGTTCTACGGTAGAATTAGAATTACCCTCCTTATCAATGACTCCTGCTGGGAGAAGTCCTACAGATTGGTTGTATTCTGGCAAGTTTTTAATTTCTTCTCTTAGGCATTTTATAAATGGAGAAACTCACGAAATGATATTAGAATTAATTAAAGATTCTTTTGATAACACTTTACCTGAATAATTATGCAAGAAATTAAAAATTACATGGGACGCTCTGGATTTGTATGGTGGCAAGGAGTCGTCGAAGATAGAAAGGATCCATTAAAACTTGGGAGATGTAGAGTTAGAATTCTTGGATTTCATTCTGAAGATAAAAAAAATATTCCAACCAAGGATTTGCCTTGGGCATATCCAGCAATGCCTTTAAATATGGATCCTGGAAGTACGCCTACGGGCCCGAGAGAGGGGACATGGGTATTAGGATTTTTTAGGGATGGGGAAAATGCACAAGAACCTGTGATGACTGATATGATAGATTATGGGTATGTTACTGATAATGATGCTAGTAAAGGGTTTAATGATCCAGAAACTAATACTGATAAACCGGAAAAACCAGATGGAGTAACTATTCCAACTGATATAAATACTAATAAACTCGCATTGGGAGAATCAGACGGAACTTTAGTTGGAAATAGAGAAGAGAGGACTGGAGTAAATTCTACTTCTGGAACTTGGGACGAACCCAAGACTAAATATTCTCCTACATATCCATATAATAATGTGATAGAAAGTGAGTCTGGTCATGTCTTAGAAATTGATGATACTAAAGGTATTGAAAGAATAAATATAAATCACAGGTCAGGCACCTTCGATGAATACCATCCTGACGGAAGTAAAGTTACAAAAATAATAGGGAATGGATATGAACTTATTCTCAAAGGTAAGAATGTTTACGTTGCAGGAGATATTAATTTACATACTGATGGTAATTATGATGTTGATATTGACGGGGGATTTACATTAAAGGCTGATTCTGATATTAATGTAGAAAGTGAAACCAAAATTCAATTTAAAGTTGGTGATAATACTATAACTTTAGACACAGAAAAAATTTCTATAGATTGTACATCTTTTGACGTGGAGGGTGGAGAATCAATAGGGTTAAATGCAACTGCTGTGACAGCTGGGCCTTCTGATGAGATGATGGCGGCTTATGCAGCATTAAAGACTGCTGCAGGTTCCCTTAATCCAGACCCAATTTCTAAAGCAGCTGCAATTGCAGCTTTAGAAATAATGGAACCTTCTATGACTAATTCCATAATATTAAGATCTATTGGGGATCCTGCTAAACTTGGAAAGGTTAAAGAAATTTTAGGTGCAGTAATTCCAGTAGATGTTGACATTATGTCAATGGGGTAAAATTAAATGGCTCAATTAGAAGTTAGGTCTTTTAAGGATTTGGATTTAGATTTTTTAATTCATCCTAAGACTAAAGATATACAAAGGAAAATTTCTGTTAATGCACTTAAACAGAGTATCAGAAATTTGGTTTTGTATAAAAGATATGATAAACCTTTTCATCCAGAAATATTTGGAGGAATTACAGATCTATTGTTTGAACCGATGGATAAAATAGTTTCTGGGCTTTTGAAGACTACGATAACTGATGTTATAAATAATTATGAACCTAGAATTGTTTTGGAAGATATTAGTGTTGATGGGGATGAGGATTCTAATAGTTATGAAGTGAGAATTGTGTTTTCTTTTGTTAATGAAACGGAACCAATAGAAATAGATTTTCTTATAGAAAGAGTAAAATAAAATGCCGATAACTACTTCAAAATTAAATATAACGGAATTAGATTTTGATGATATTAAATCTAATCTGAAAACATTTCTGAGATCCCAAAATGAATTAACAGATTACGATTTTGAAGGATCTGCTTTGTCTGTTTTAGTGGATGTGTTGTCATATAATACTCATTATCTAGCATATTACTTGAATATGGTGGCTAATGAAATGTTTTTAGATAGTGCTGCTAATAGGGATTCAGTTGTTTCTTTAGCAAAATCTTTAGGGTATATTCCTAAATCTCAGACAGGTGCTTCTGCAATTGTCACTTTAAATATTACGAAATCTGTTTCCGATACAAATCCAGTAACAATTCCACAATATACTACATTCACTACTACTGATATTAGTGACGGAACTGTTTATACCTTTTACACTCTTGAATCTTATGTTACTCCTACGGTTACAGCAGCTTCGACTAGCCGAACTATAACTGGAGTTTCTATTACTGAAGGAAAAAAATATACTCATCAGTGGATTGCTAATACTAATAATTTGGAACAAAAGTTTGTTATTCCAAATACAAAGGTTGATACATCCACTTTGATTGTTAAAGTTAAAGATAATCCTGGTTCAGTTACTTCAACTGTTTATACGAAATATGATAATATACAGTCTTTAAATTCTACTTCTACAACGTATTTTATTCAAGAAGCATATGATCAAAAGTATGAAATCTATTTTGGTGATGATGTTATGGGTAAATCTGCACAGGATGGAAATGTTATTGATATAGAATATTTGACTACGAATGGTTCTTCTGCTAATAAGTTGGGAAAAGATGATTCCACTACAGCTAGAACTTTTTCTGCTTCGTCTGTTAGTGGCGTAACTTCTATCGATGTCGCAGTTACCTCAGTTGCATCTGGGGGCGCTGATATTCAATCCATTTCAAATATAAAATTTAATGCCCCGAAATGGTTTCAGACACAAGGAAGAGCAGTCACTGCGGACGATTATAAGTCGATCGTTCTTGCTGATTTTTCTAATGCAGATTCCGTAATATCTTATGGTGGTGAAGTAGCAGATCCGCCTCAATATGGAAAGGTTTTTATCGTAGTTAAACCTAAAAGTGGATTGACTTTAACTAGTGCAGATAAATCTAATATTGTTGATACTATTTTAAAATCTAAAAAGGTAGCTTCTATAACTCCAGAAGTACTTGATCCAGATTATACTTATATTAATGTGACTTCTACGGTAAATTATAATCCAAATATTTCGACTAATCCAGAAGGTACTATTAAAAATATGGTGACTTCATCTATATCCGATTATAGTAGTGGGTCATTATCTTCTTTTGATAATTCCTTTAGATATTCAAATTTAACTTCAGATATAGATAAAACAGATACTGCAATTTTGAGTAATACTACTAAGATAAAATTGCGAAAACAAGTAACTCCTAACACAGATTCAGCTTTATCAGATACGTTTGATTTAAAATATTCTTCTGTTTTAGTTGAAGGTGGACTGACTTCTGATACATTTAAAATCTATGACAATTCTTCAACTTTAGCTTTTGGAGATGATTCTCTTGGTACTGTTTTCTTATATGATACTTCTGTAGGAAAAACTAGTCCAGTCGTTTCTAATGCAGGTACTATAGATTATATTACTGGAAAAATTATTTTGGCATCTATAAATGTACAAACTATAATTTCTGGAAATACTTATATTGATGTATATGCTGAAATTGATGAAATAGATGTTAAACCTACAAAGGGACAAATTTTAAAAATAGAATCTACTGATATATCAGTTACGTTGAATAAGGAAACCGTTTAATGCCTTCTCCGTTTGATAGTATTAATAAAAAACTTTCTTCTTTTATTCGTTCCCAATTACCTGCACATATGGTCACGGATTTTGCTAAGGAATCTGGGTCTGGAGTATCGAGGTTTGCTAATTTTATTGAAAAATATTACGAGTGGTTAGAAGATAAGTCTGAAGCTACGATTTCCGATTATGCTAATGATAGTATAGAATCTTTAAAAACTAGTAAGATTGGAAATCTCACTGCTAATACTGGAAATGTTTATAATAGATTAGCTCTTCTTAAAGATTTTAGAGATATAGATGATACTATACATCAAACTCTAAAATATATTAGAAATGAATTGTTTGATAATGTTAAGTATGAAACTTCCAGTGAACAAAGACATACTTTAAAATTGATTAAGGATTTTTATCAAACTAAGGGTTCTTTAGATTCTGTGAAAATTTTATTTAAAATGTTTTATAATAAAGCAGTTGAAACTATATTGCCTATAGAAAAGGTTGTTGGGGTTTCAAATGCAAAATGGGTAAAGGAAAAGTTTGTTAGGGTAATTACTGTTTCTGGGGATTCAACTACTGTTAACGATTTTGATACGTTGAAAGGAAATTATATTGTTGGAGAATCTAGTGGAGCAAAAGCTGTTGTTTCTGATGTTATTAATCAATGGTATGATGGTAACGAGGTCTATGAGTTTGTATTGGAAAATATTACGGGAACTTTTTCGGGTGAGGTAGTATATGGTCAAAATTCTTTAGGGGTGGATTTGGTTCTTTCAGGTGGTGGAAAAATTAGGGCTCAATTAAAAACTGCTATTGAAGAAGTTAATGTTGCGATTTCTGGGACTGGTTATTATCCAGATGAAACTCCTACTTTATCTTCTGTGGGTGATGGTGTTGGTGCAAAGGTAAAAGTTCATTTAAAATCTGGAGAATTGTTCGATGTAAGTATATATTCTGGCGGAACTGGTCATGTTGTAGGAAATCCATTATATTTTGTGAATAGTTATTTTCAACCATACCAGATAGAAGGAACTATGGCTGCTGGTCAGGTTATAACTGGAGCTACTAGTGGTGCTACTGGAGTTATTGATTCTGTAGATGGATCGACTCCCATAACTAGAATTTGGGTTAGGGATATAGTTGGAGATTTTATTACTGATGATAGTTCCCAAGTTGGATATGGTGGCGAAACTATAAATTTGGGAAATGGTGGGAAGTTTAAGTCAATTAAACTGTGGACTACTGGATCAGTATCTGCTTATGCAGAAGTTGCGAGTGAGAGTACTGGAGTTATTGATGGTTTAACTTTAATTAATTCTGGATCAGATTATACTTTTCCGCCTAAAATATATTCTCCTAATGGTGGTGGAACATTAACATTATATCCTTATGGTTTAGAATCCGGAGGAATAAGTAAAATTGAAGTATTAGATAATGGTATGGATTATTCTACTTCTAGTTCTATTAATGTTAGTAGTCAATCTAGTCCATATGATACTGCTTCAGTTAGTCTTTCAGTTGGAGCATTGTGTTCTAGGAATAAGTATAAGGATACAACTAATATAGTTGGATGGGAATCAAATATCAGGGATAGTATGTACCATAGTGAATATTCTTATGTTGTTGATGTGGATTTACTAATTTCTGAATGGTCAGGAATTCTTGAAAAATTAGCTCATCCCGCAGGAATGAAATATTTTGGTAATATTAATTCATTATCGACTGCTATGTTATCTGCATCGGCAACAAACTCTGGGATAACTGCAAGTGTACCGTAAGAGGAAAAATAGATGGCAATTGTATTAACGAATAAATATAAACAAATAATGGCGGAACAGATTAAAAATCTTGTTTCTACTGATAATGTTTATACCTTTTTAGGTAGACATTATCCTTGGTCTACTGATAGTAGTCCTCCTAATCCAGTATATTCTGTCGACGATGAATATAGGGATTGGGATGATATTTTATGTATGAAAAAGGTTACTGCTGCTGATCTTTCATATGTTGTACCTAAATATACATGGACAACTACTAATGTTTATGTTCCATATGATAGTACAGATTCGGGATTATGGACAGATAAGCAATTTTATGTCGTAAATTCTAGTAGAAATGTTTATAAGTGTATTAATAATAATTCTGGTTCGGTTTCAACTGATGAACCAACTGGTACTGGAGTATCGGGTATTATTTACCATACTGGGATCAATGCGGATGGGTATATTTGGAAATATCTTTACACGATTTCCGCTTCTGATTGGACTAAGTTTCAAACATCTGATTGGATGCCTGTATATGATTTATCGACTGATGATACCACTTCTCAATGGGATGTGCAGGAATCTGCTATAGATGGTGCTGTGTATAGAATAAAAAGGTCTACTGAAAACTGGAGTAGTTATACTGATGGACAAGCAGTTACTTTAGAAGGTGATGGAACTGGTTTTGCTGGAATTATTGATACTGATAATGGTTATTATACTAATAAATATGTCAGCATAACAAATCCAGGAACTGGATATAAATATGTTAGTGCAGTAAAGGTTGCGGGAACTACTGATACTAATTTAACTGCAATATTATCACCTTTAGGTGGACATGGTTTTGATCCTGTACATGAACTTGGTGCACATAATGTTATGGTTTCAGTCACATTTACAAATGATGAAGTCGCAAACGGTGGAATATTTTATGATAATGATTTTAGAACGGTTGGACTTATATTAAATCCACATA